AATCATGAGCGGATATTATTCAGGAGGCGGAGGCCTCGGTGGTAGTGGTAGCGGGGGAGGCGGGCCACACACCGCTGTGTCTCACTCAGACCAGGACGCCACCGGCACACAACTAAATGAACTTGTGAGCGGAGCTGAGACGACGCTCCACTCTCACGCAGGAGTAGAAGGACCCGCGGGACCTGCCGGTGCTGACGGAGCACAGGGTCCGCAAGGTACTCAGGGAGACACCGGACTGACCGGCCCCACTGGTGCTACCGGAGCCACTGGTCCCGCAGGAGCAGACGGGGCGGACGGCCCCGCCGGACCAGCAGGAGCCAACGGTAGCGGAGACTACTTCGTAACCAACACCGGCACCGACATGCGCTCCGCTCTTCAGACTGCCATCAACGACGCAGAGACTGACGGTGGTGGGGAGGTGGTGCTCGACCGGGCCATCAACATCCTCGGTACTACGGGCGGCACCAACGACAACGGCGATGTCTATAATCTGCTGGTCCCGCCGAAGGTATACCTCCGTGGACAAGGACCCGGCAACGGGCGGTCTGGTGGCATAGGTACCGCGGGTCAGAACGCAGCCACCGAGCTGATGAACACGGCGTCCCCCTCCCTTAGCGGTAACCGGCATGTAGTGGTCTCGTACGAGAACCCTACACCGCACTGGTCTGGGGCAGGCATCTCTGGGATTCATGTTGAGGACGACGTGTCCTCTGCTGACGCATTGCTGGACATCTCTGGCATCAACGGGGTGCTGGTCACTCGGTGCAGCTTCACTAAGAATGAGAAGGCGGCCTCCTCCGCTGTCTACATTCGAGAGGCGAACAACGGGTCCACCACACAGTACGGACGCATGACAGAGTGCAACGTTTGGGCGTACAACCACGGCATCTGGGTCGCAGACAACTGTCCTGACTGGGAGTTTTTCGGCAACCAGATCCAGCACGAGGGTGGAACAACCCCGGTCTCTGGCTCGACAGGCATCTACGTAGGCTCGTCTGCTATCCGTATCTTCGGTGGCGAGATCCAGATGTTTGATATTGGACTGCACCTGGATGGTACGGGGGGAGAGGCGAAACACTGTAAGGTGTTTGGTACTCACTTCGAGGCGCACCAGAGCGCAGCGAGCAACGCCTACGAGGCAGCGATCAAGCTGGAGTCTAGTGCAGGAAACGCGGGGATGTTTGCTGTTATCTCTGACTGTGAGTCGGGGAACGCAAGCAAGTACACGGACCTTATCAACATTGGCACCAACGTTGAGGCTACATTGATCCGATCCTTCCTGGTCCGTGGTGACCGGCGGATGGCGTCAACAGCAGATTCAGACTTGACTGACAATGGAACCAGTACGGTAGTCACAGCAAGCTAGTGTCTCATCAACGTAATCAAGGATATTGATAGCCATGTCCACGTCCCAAACTACGACAGCGATGCCCTCGGCCACTTTGATATGGTCGAGGAACTTCTGTTGACGTAGTGAAACGTTGTCTCGGGTCTTCGGCTGCTTTACTTCCAGGGCAATGAAGCGGCTACGGTAACACGCCAGAAGATCCGGGACACCGGCAAGATGAGGGGAGCCATGGGTCTTTATGACCCAGGCTCCCCTCTTGGTTAGGGCAGCTTTAATGGCTGCAACGATGTCGGCCTCTTTCATTAGAGGTCGCCGAAGTCCGCTACGTCTTCAGACACCATCGGCGTGTGCCGCTTGATGTCGACGAACGTCAGAAGATTTCCCTCTTCGTCCTTACGTTCATCATGATAGGGCCTGCGCTCTACGGTGACCACACAAGAGCGGCCGACAAGAGGGTTGGGATCGAGGTTACTTAGCTCTGTGCCGGGAGACACGGGGGCGCCGAGTGCATTGAACACCTCTCGCACCTTCCAGCCTGCCCGGCCCTTGAGCCAGACACGGCTAGTGAGGGTGAGGCCCTGCACCTGGAACTTGAAAGCCCAGCCGTAGTTACCTGTGGAGGCTTCTGCGTCCTCAACATCGATCAGGGTGGCCCGGTAATCGCCGGGTGTCATATCGTCGTAGGTAAGGCGCTCCTTGAAGTCCTCTTCAGAGAACGTTACCTCTCGGGGGGTTGCTGGCATACTATGCTCCTTTCTCTATCATTGCTATGAGCTTGGGGATGGTGAGACCCTTGGCGATCTTGGGGAGGCCGAGGTCTCTGTGTTTCACTTGGCTCCGGCTCTCGGGACCGAAGAACACACGGTGCTCCACGTCGGTGGTTTCTGCTCCCACCTGTGTGATAGCCGTGCGTCCGATCACGTCAGGCGCAGCCATCAGTGTCTTCAGAATAGCGGGGGTCACGTCTGGTGTCAAGGGATACTGTCCCGCCTCCAGATCTGTGCCGTCCCGCTCTCGTAGTTGTGCTGTGAACACGACGTGCAGGGGCAGGGCGTTGAGCTGCAAGATCTTGTGTCTCACCATGGCTCCGATGCTGCCGTACGCACGGCGGGGGTCCTCGTTAGCCAGGATGGCTCGCAACAGTCCCGCCTCCGCACCCGCTACCTCTTGCAGCAGGGTCACTGAGTCCAGTCCCACAGTCTCGTAGCCGTGGGTCGTCGAGAGCATCAGCTCTCGCACCGTGTCCTCTAGCTCCTGCCAAGTGTTAATGCGCAGCACGTCTGCGTCTGTGTCACGGATGGACATGGTACCACCCTCGGTGTCGAGGACCAGCAGCTTGTCTGCCGTGCCCAAGAGGGTGGTCTTTCCACTCCCCGCCGGGCCAAAGAACAAAGCCTTTAGCTTCTGTGCCTTACTGGCGCTCGTCGCTCGGCTCAGCATTGTCATTGTTTCTCCTTTCTCGTTCTCTATATCCTAACACCTCTAGATCAACATTCATTCCTAACATTTCTGTGTGGCACAGGGGTTGATAGTCGCACTTGGCGCAGGACATGTAGCCGCCGCCCCCACTGATGACGTGGCGAGGGTACATGCTCTCAATCTCAGCTTCCTCAAGGAAGGTCAACGCCTGGGCGGTGTCGTGGACCGCCTGGGCCACAGCATGCTCGTTGTATAGGATATGGTGACGTTGAAAGAACTTGTTGGGGGTGTGAGCCAGGATAGCGAGCTTCTCTTCTACGTCGGGGTCTTTCTCCAGGCCGTGCTCTTCTGCGAACATGAGCAGGGTGTTGTAATCCGTGTCCAGCCTGCGGATGTCAGCTATCTTGCCGTCCTTCCGTAGCTTAGGCATGGTGGGAGGCTTGGTCCTGATGTAGTTGAAGATGAACCCCGCCACCTCATCGTACCCGTTCTGTTCCATGCCCTCCAAGTACAGGAGGTGCTGGAAGTCACCCATGTTATACAGGTCCCACTCGTCAGGAATGCGGACGGTGGTCTTATGGTCTACGATCCACACCTCTCCGTTGATGCGCACCACGAGGTCGGGGATGAACACTAGCGTGTAGCCATTCACAATCATCTCAAACTCTTCTTCGATGTGCAGAATCTCCCAGTCATCCTTGGCGTAGTGATGCAGGTAACGTTGGATGATCTCAGTGTTGTCGTCGCTCCCGTAGTTTCCAGAGAACCACTCGTCTCGGTAGTACTGCTCCAGCAGGGCGTGCAGCTCGCTGCCTTTCTCTAGGTGTGGCTTGCTAACAACAGGCTCCAGCCTGTCGATGTACTTATAGCTCCACTGCTTGAGGCAGCGCTGCGCTGTCTTCAGTGCGGAGTGACTATATCTGCGTGAGGTCATACCATTCTCCATACTCTTCTTCTTGTTCTTCCAGTCGATAGTCTTTGAGATCCTGATACACGGCAGGATGTATGGTGTGCGTGTAGCGGGTGCCCTCAATGGTGGGAGCTAGGAGCGCTGCTTCCAGTGCTCTTTGTATTGTTTCGTTAATAAAGTTGTAGTCTTTCGAGGAGTAGGATGCCACGCTCTTCTTACGTTTCTTGTTCTTCTTGTATCCTGTGCTGCTCATGACCAGTGAGTACCTACTTTCACGTCTGTCTTTAGGGGTACAGTCAAGTTAACACCGAACAAGTCCTTAAATATTCCCGTGTCTTCCATGATAGATTGGATGTTTGGAATTAGCTCCAGCTTATCGTCCGGCACAAGGAAGAGAATGGAGTCATGGACTGTAGCGATGGGTCGAATACCTTCCAGGTAGTGCGCCTGCTCTAGCTCGGTCAGCTTAATGAGTGTGATGTCCGAAGCCATGCTCTGGATGGGTGTGTTGATGGCCTGCCTTTCGGCGTGGCCCGCTGCTCGGTAGTCCCGATCATTGATGTCCTCTAGCGGACGCCAACGCCCGAAGGCTGTGGTCACTCCCTTATCTATCTTAGCCTGTGTCACCATCCTGCGGTGGTAGGCAGCGATAGCTCGGTACTTCTTGAACCAGCGAGCACGGAGAGACTCAGCCTGTAGTTCAGTCAAGTCCACACCGTACTGCTCCTTGGCTATCCACTTCAGCTTGCGGGGTCCTGCCCCGTAGAGCAGCCCGAAGTTCAGAGACTTGGCGGTTTGCCTGTCTACCTTGAAGGCGTCGGCAGTGATCTGGTGCAAGTCCTGATCAAGCTGGAAGGCACGCATCATCGTAGGCTCTTCTGCCAGGAACGCTGCGATGCGCAGCTCCATCTGACTGAAGTCTACCTCCACTATTTGGTGGCCGGGTATTCCGCCGAAGATAGTGCGCACGGCACCTCGTGGCACCTGCTGGATGTTAGGTATCTCTGAGCTGAGCCGCCCCGTCTTCACGAACGCTGGCTTGTACCGTGGGTGGAGGTATCCGTCCTTGTCGGCCAGCTCTCGCCAGGGTCGGAGGCTGGCGGTTAGCAGCTTGCGCAGCTTCTTGAACCGCAGCACCTGCTCCACAACGGGGTGCATGTTCTTGATCTTACCGAGCGCCTCGGCGTTAGTGCCGGGTGCTCCGGTGTCTGTCCAGATATGACAGGGCAGGCCGAGCGTGCCGTAGAGCATGTTGCCTAGCTGCTTGTAGCTGTTGGGGTTGAAGTCGTCCCGGCCTGCCACCTCTTTGATGTGGTCAAGCAGGGTCTCCAGCTCATCCTCGGTGTCGCTGATGACATCATCGAGGCGGTCCAGATCTACGGGGATGCCTTCCCACTCCATGTTACACAGAGCATAGGAGGCGGGCATCATAACTTCTCGATAGAGGGTGCCCATGTCATGCTTATGCAGCTCGTTTAACATAGGAATATACAAACGCAGGGTAACGTCAGCGTCTCGTCCGTTGAGCCGGGCGAGTACGTCGAGCGACTCTTCCTCTGGCTTCTTGTAGTCGATGTCCTTCCACTTCTCTACGTTCAGGTAGCGGGAGGCGAGGTCCTGAAGGCCCTTCTTACGTTCGACATCAATGAGATATTCCATCACCATTGTGTCTTCCCAGCGGCGCAGGAAAATATTCCCAGCACGTAAGGCGACATGATCGAAGGCTCCGTTCTGCATGATCCAGGTGCCATCCCAGCCCTCAATGAGTGTTCGCAGGTCATGCATCTGGTGGCGGGGGTTAGCCACAGTCTCGGGGTGCTCAACAGGAATGACGAATGCTTCCCCCTCTCTAGCACTGATAGCTACAGTGAGAATCTTGAAGTCGGGGTGATACCAAGATACCGGCGTAGTCTCGATATCTAGAGCAGCATAGTTGGCGTAGTGCAAGACATCACGCAGATCGTCCCAGTCTTGCTCCCACTCCACCATGTGGATCGTCGTGTTAATTTCCAAGGTGTTTCCTTTCTGTTACTAGGGAAACACCCTAGCACACGGAGTTATTCCCTACAAGTTAGGCAATTAACTCGGCAGTTGTCCACAGGCTCTCGGTGGGGCATGAACCAGCCCTCCAGCCAGCGAGTGGAGGTCGGCCCCCACTCTAGCAGGGCGAAGGTGAATGCATACAATGTTAGCATCCAGATCATGTCAACATGGTCCGGTTAACTACGCCCTGATGGATGGAACGACGCTCTCGGGAGTACTTGCCACAGTTGTTGCACTGGTACTGTTGGAACTCAGAGACTCGGGTGCGCTTGACGCCCCGCTTCTGGAGGTCGGTGCTCATGCAGTTGGTGCAGGCATACTGGCCCTTCTTCCACTGTGCAATGTTGGGGTGGTTGTCGATCCAGGGACGCAGCTCTAGGTATAGTTCCTTGAGAGCCACCACGTCCTGCTTGTTGTACTGGATCATCTCTTTCATAGCCTTCTTGTCTCCGTCCATGCAACGGAACCACAGGCTCATGCCTGAGTGTGCCTTCTTCTCGGCGGTACCTATAAGCTTAGCTAATGAATCGAGGCTGTTGTTGTGGTGACCAAACTTGTAACGGGCCACCTTGAGGGTGTCAATGGTTTGGTAGGGGGAGGGAGGACCGTAGCCATGCACCAGGAAGCGTGTGTTGGTGCGAGGCTGGTCGTAGCGGTCACCATTGTGTGCGATCACGATGTCGGCGTGGTCGAACAATGACCACAGGACATCTGCGATAACGAGATCATCTCCGCCGTTAGCGTGGAGGGAATTCACGTTCTTCTCTCCGAGCCAGGTCCAGGCGACAGATAGGATGCGGCTGTCCTGGTCCACACGCAAGAGCCTGTCAATATCCCGAGAAGACCACGCCCATCCGTTGATGGGGGTGGTCTCTATGTCATAGATTAGGATGTGTGGCCCGTCGCCTTTGGGTAGAGTCATTACGCCTCCTTGGGGAGCAGCAGTGACGGGTCTGCCGTCACCATGGATGCTATGTCTTCCTTGTTTTGCAGTGCCCTCAGCACGAGGCCGTCAATGGTCTGCCCCCCTCGGGGGCCTTCGGTGGTCATGATGTAGTAGTTAACTGGTCGGTCTTGGCCGATGCGATGAATGCGGTCTTGGCTTTGGCTAAAATCTTCATAAGCGAAGGTTAGCGAGTGGTAGACCATGTTGCTGGCGGCGGTGAGTGTGATGCCGGTGGACCCGGCCTGGATCTGACTTAGGAATACAGGTAACTCACCGGACTGAAAATCTGCTACCATTATATCACGATCGGCTTGCTTTGTCGAGCCGGTGAGTGCTGGAACTTCTAGCTCATCCGCCAGGTCGCTTAGCTCGTCCAGAAAGCGTGCGTATAAAACAACTTGCTCTCCCATTTCTAGAAGGTCTCTCACAAATGCAGCAGTAGCTTCCGTCTTGGCTCGCCCAGAAATCTGGCTTAACCTCAGCGCCTTCTCTAGCGGGTTGCTTGTCAACCACTCGTCGTTGGCTCCCTCCCTCGCCATCGTCATGTACTCCTGAGAATACTGGCCTAACGAGACAGGCACAGTGGTGAACGTCTTCGTGGGTAGGTCCAGGGTATCTTCCTTGCGGGCTACCACTGTCCATGGTGCAATCTTCTCCTTCAGCTCCTCGGTGTTGTTGTATCCCAACAGCTCGTAGCCGCCGTACCCTCCCCAGATCCCGTACTTGTAGCGGAACTTGGTCCAGCTCAGCCCGCCCCAGATGTCGGGGTCGATGACCTTGTACTGGCTGTAAAGATCCAGCAGGTTCTTCGTGATTGGCGTGCCACTGAGCAGCAGAGCAGGAGTTGTCTTGCCCAAACGGTGCATTACCTTACTCCGCCGGGCGCTGGAAGATTTTACCTTATGGGCTTCGTCTACGATGATGAGGTCCGGCTTCCTCGCAAGAAGAGCCTTCTCTACGGCAGGC